GAGTGGGCAAAGTGGGAACGTGAGACCAAGAACGTTATTTCTCAGGCTAAGGAAAAGATTGGCATTTGGGATCTTATGTTTTTGGCTTATCACGCTTATAAGCGAGAGAACGCTGGAAAGCCTATTAAGTCTTATGAGATTTGGTCTGAAACCGTTGCAGATGTGACGGTGGGAGACGATAACCCAAAAGCCACGAGCCCGGAAGCGTAAGCCGGATCCTGGTATCTCTAGCAATAGAGACTGGGATACCGATGCAGTACTGGGATAACGCAGATGATGTTTTAACGGCAATAGAGATTTTAAAGGAGCGAAACAATGGCAGATGAGCTTCTTGGCGAAAGAAACTTTATTGCTTATGATAAAAAAGATTTGCAAGCAATTAAAAAGGCTTTTAAGGGAATGTCCGACGAAGCAATTGATGCAGCAAAGCGCGAATCATCTAACCTTGCACAATTTGCGGGGGACAGGATTCGCGCAGCTGCTGGATCCGCGCCAAATGCTCTAGTTGCAAAACGAATTGCAGATGGTGTAAGGATTTCTAAATCATCGAAAATTGGTGAGTTATCATTTGGTTTTGCTTCACAACGTTTTAGTGGTGGAGCAACTACTCAATGGAATGTTGGTACAGCAGGAGGTAACGGTCTTTTAGCCGGTGCTGAGTTCGGTGCCAAAAAGTACAAGCAATTCCCAGAGCGATCTGCGAGATACGGCAAACGAGGCAATGAAGGTTATTTCATTTATCCAACATTGCGTAAGATTCAGCCTCAACTTGTAGCCCAATGGGAGGAAGCATTTAGCAAGATTTTGAAGGAGTGGGATTAATGGCAGGCAGTAGAACGCTTAAACTTTCGATCCTTGCTGATGTTGATGATCTCAATAAAAAGTTAAAATCCGCCGATGATGGAGTTGAAGCCTCATCCGGCAAAATGGGCAAGTTTGGCAAAGTCGCAGGAGCTGCCTTTGCAGCGGTTGGCGCAGCTGCTATTGCTGCTGCTGTTGATTTTACTAAGGCTGCCATCGAGGACGAAAAGAGCGCGAGTCGCTTAGAGCAGACTTTAAAGTCACTCACCAATGCAACCGATGCTCAGGTTGCAGCAGTTGAAAAATCAATCCTAAACATAAGTTTGGCAAGCGGTGTAGCAGACGATCAATTACGCCCTGCCTATGAGCGCTTGCTCCGTTCAACAGATGACATAACAAAGAGCCAAGAATTACTTAATCTTGCCCTTGATCTTAGTGCTGCGACTGGAAAGCCTTTAGCAACCGTCTCAGACGCGCTAGGCAAGGCATACGACGGAAACACAACAGCTTTAGGCAAGTTGGGTGTTGGTCTTGATAAGACAACTCTCAAGTCTCAAACCTTTGATGAAACCGTTGCCGATTTACAGAAGCGCTTTGGTGACTTCTCCGAGAATCAAGCCAATACCTTCCAAGGCAAATTAGATCGCATGAGTGTAGCCTTTAATGAGGTTAAGGAAACCTTGGGCGGATTTATCCTTGATGCCCTACAGCCTTTGATTGATCTTATTGTCAATCAATTAATCCCAAAGTTTGGCGACGTTGCTAGCCAATTAGAAAACACTTTCAATCCAGTCGTCGAAAGACTTGGAAAAATCTTTAAGGATGTCATCATTCCTGTGACTAAACAATGGATCGATTTCTTGTTCAAAGAATTATGGCCGACCATTGGTAAATTACTTGTTCCAGTCTTTGAAGCATTTATAGCAGGAATGGAAAAAATCTCCAAAGTCTTCACAGATAACAAACAAAAACTGCAACCTTTGTTAGATTTGTTTCAAGATCTTTGGGACTTTACCAAAAAGTATCTTGTTCCATTGTTCTCAACCTTCTTGGTCAAAGCAATCGAGGATGCAGTTAATCGAATTGTTATGATCGTCAAAATTATCATGCCTGTTGTTGAGGCAGTTGTTGCCGGTGTTCGCGGTCTCATTAACGGAATTATTAACGCAATCAATTTAGTTATCTCCGCCTATAATGCGGTCAATGGTCTTTGGGGTGGCAAGGACGCAGCTAAGATCCAACAACTTGGCGCAACCACAAGTACTAGCACCGGTCCTCTTGGTAATTTCTCAATGTCTACCGGATCAGTCAGTTCAACAGTTTCAAGTGCACCTGCATCTTCTGGATTAAGTGTTCCCTCTTTTAGCGGATCAACCTCACAGACATCAGGCGTGACATCTGCAACAAATGCAGCAGCAGCTGCATCGATGGCAATAGGTTCATTTGGTGCCGGATCATTCAGAGCAGCAGAAGCTGCATCAATGGCAACGGTTGTAGTCAATGTTAACGCTCCAAGTGCCATTGATAAAGAAGGCTTCAGCCGAGCAGTTGTCGATGCGTTAAATGAGTCAAGTTACCGAGGCACCGGCGGATCTAGCGCGTTAGTGGCGGTCTAATGACTCTTTGGAATCCAGTTTGGAAGATCACAATTGATGGCATTGAATACCAGGACATTACCCTTGCCAATTTATCGATTACTTCTGGGCGTACTGATTTCTTATCGCAGCCTCAGGCTGGGTATTGTAATTTGGAGATTGTGCAGCTTGAGAATCAATCCTTGCCAATTAAGATTAACAGCTCAATTACCATTGAGGTTCAAGATTCATCTGCTGCCTATGTTGCCATCTTTGGCGGTAGCGTTTCCGATTATGTGCAGATCGTTAAAAATGCTGGATCAAAGGGCGTTATTACAAGTATGCAAATCACAGCCCTTGGCGCGATTGCTCGACTTCAGCGCGGTTTTACTTATGGCGTATTGTCTAAGGATTTTGATGGCAATCAAATCAAAACAGTTTTACAGGATGTTGTCTCTGCCACTTGGTTAGATGTTCCAGCAGCTACAACCTGGGCAACTTACCCAGCAACGACTACATGGGCTCAGGTCGTTGGCGGTGACATCGGGACAATCGATGTTGGCAGTTATGAGCTGCAAGCGCGTTCATCTGACCTTACCAATGCTTATTCACTTATTGCTGCCTTGGCTAACTCTGGCATGGGTTACATTTACGAGGATGCAAACGGACTTATTAACTATGCCGATTCGGATCATCGAGCAGATTATCTCAGCACAAATGGTTACGTTGATTTGACTGGCAATCATGCTCTTTGGCAGGGCATACGAAACGCAGTTCGCTCAGGTGACATCATGAATAAGATTGTTTTAAGTTGGCGCTCAGGCGATAAGACTGGATCTGATGTAACTTCAATTGCAGCCTATGGGCGCAGAGAATCCAACATAATCACAACCCTCCACAATGAGGTTGATGCAATTGACCAGGTGAGCAGATACCTTGATCTGTTGGCTAACCCTCAGCCTATCTTTGACCAGATCACATTCCCATTGACTTCATCAGAGATCGATGACGCAGACCGAGACGCGCTCCTAGGCGTGTTTATGGGTATGCCCATACAAATCAACGACCTACCGCCGAACGTGTCTCTAGGGCAGTTCCAAGGCTTTGTAGAGGGCTTCTCATGGCGTGTTGGTTATAACCAAGTCTTTTTGACCTTAAACACATCTTCAACTGCAAATAGTTTGAGGGCAAAGCGCTGGGATCAAGTCTCAGCATCCGAATACTGGAACACATTATCAGGTACACTTACCTGGGAAGACGCATTAGGGACGGTGGCATAATTGGCAACAACAACAACTAACTTTGGTTGGGACATTCCTCAATCAACGGATCTAGTCAAAGATGGCGCAACGGCTATTGCCGCGCTTGGTCAAGACATTGACACAGCTCTAGTGGATCTTAAAGGTGGCACAACTGGTCAATACCTGACAAAAACCTCTGGAACTGATCTTGATTTCACATGGGCAACAATCTCGGCTGTTACATCGGTAACTAATTTTAGATCAGGTCAGTTTTATAAGGCTTGGGGTACACACACAAACGGCACTGCGGCTCTAAATGTCACTTACTACTTACCAATTGTCATTCCTAATTCAATCACACTTGATCGCATTTCCTGCACAACTTCGACAACATTTGCAGGAACAGGCGTTGTCCGTTTAGGTATTTACAACATAGACGGCACAGGATTACCAAGCACCGTTTTGCTTGACGCTGGAACAGTATCGGTTACGGCTTCTTCAACTAATTATGCAATCACCATTTCGCAAGCAATGACACCAGGTATTTACTATTTAGCAGCTTGCCTTCAAACCTCAGCAACGACAAATGGCTTTGTTGGACAAACTGCCCTTTATGCTCCTGCAATGCCGCAAGAAAATACAACTCCAACAGGAGTTAGCATTTACGGTTATCGTCAAACAGGAGTAACAGGTGCATTTGCTACCGCTGCAACAACAGGACCAATTGTAAGTTCAGCAAACATAACTCCATTTGTAAGGGTGGCATAATGACACAAATCGTAACTTACGGCTTGGGCGGATATGACCCAAAGAAGCCAAATGACAACATTGTTTCCATTGAAACATTTGACGATGAAACTGGCGCATTGATTGAAACCGAGACTTTCTAAATCAGTTGTTCAGTTAAGGGAACAGGCAGACGATGCTTATCCAGATCGAAAGCGTGATTCAGACGGCACCTGGGCAGACTCAAAGCATTCCAA